ACAATGGGCGACCAGTCTGAGTTTTTCTCTGTAATGCCAACCCAAGCGATTTTTGGATTGTTAGACGCAAGAACACCTGCAAAGAAAACAATTCAAGAAATTGATACAAGCATTAAAAACTTTATATTGCCTGGTGACGACAAGCCTCGACTCAAGAACTTTAAGGGCTTGATGTCGGAGGAAGGAAGAATTCAGTTGTTAACTGGCGAAGGGCTAGATACAACCGCTGGCAAGGCAAGAACTGTTGTAATGCAAAAAATGATGCTAAAAGGAAATCAAGAAAAACTTGGTTTCAACATGGAAGACCTATCTGCCGCCCTGACAGACCCAGCGTTGGCTGGAGTTCCAAAGGGTTATATTGGCAACACCGTTATGGCAACGGGTGAAGGCGGTATGCATCTAAGACCGTCAACAAACCCAACTTATAACACCGACTTTACTGCCGAATATCTTGGAAGTCTTGGGCAAAATGTTCCCGTAGAGGTTCTATTCCCAAAAACATTTGACAGGGTTTTGCAAGAAATGGCTGGTAAAAAAGGCGATGTCCGCAATATGGCTATTGGCGCACTTGAAAAACGCGGGGCCGGAATATCAGAACTGATAGACCAGCAAGTGATTGACAACTACTACAACTATTTAGAGCAGCAACGAAAACTAGGTTTCTTGGAGTAACAAAAGGTGGTTTTTTAGGGTGTTTATACAATCCTCAAGTGCAACCGATAGTTCCTCTGGTGAGGCTGTTTTAAGGTTGTCGCTGTAGTGAACCACCAGGTCATATTCACTAACCCGTTCTAAAGAAATTGTGTAAGTTGTAGACATAAAACCTCCTCGTGTTTTGTAAGATTATAGCACTTGTGTAAGAGAATAATAGTTGTATAATAGCAACAGTTATCCCGAACAACCACCAAGGATTCGGACATGGAAATCAGTAAAGTAGGTGAAATTACAGAACGCAAGCTCCCGCCTAACGCTGGCAAGGGAAGGCCACCAGGAACGCCTAACAAGTCCACAGCGGCGGTCAGAGAGGCCATTGCTAGGATGGCAGAGGACAACGCAGAGAACTTCGCTGAGTGGCTCACAAAGGTCGCCAAGGAGAGTCCTGAAAAGGCGTGCGACATCTACCTAAAGGCGATTGAGTACCACATCCCCAAGCTAGCGAGAACAGAAGTAACAGGCGCAGAGAACGGCCCGCTGACCATTAAGGTCGTGACGGGAATATGACGGTAATTGAGACCGGATACAAGCCAAGGGCAGAGCAAAGACAGATTCACGATGCCGTGGAGAGTCACCGCTTTGTTGTGGTCGTGGCTCACCGCCGGATGGGAAAGACTGTGGCTGCGCTTAACCAGCTCATCCACGCCTCCTTGCAATGCGACAAGCCAGACCCAAGATTTGCCTACATTGCTCCGACTTACGGACAGGCCAAGCGGGTTGCGTGGGACTACCTGTGCAACTTCACAAGACCGCTCAAAGCCGAGGCAAACATCTCGGAGTTGCGTGTAGACTTCTACGGCAGGAGAATACAGTTATATGGCTCAGACAACCCAGATTCTTTGCGAGGCCAATACTTCGATGGCGTTATTCTGGACGAGATTGGTGACCAGAACCCGAAGATATGGAACGAGATTATTCGTCCTGCTCTCGCAGACCGTATGGGTTGGGCGCTATTTCTAGGAACGCCAAAGGGTGCAAACCATTTCAAAGATTTTAGAGACCGAGCAGAGAAAGAGCCAGAGTGGAAGTTACTGGAGTTCAGGGCTTCGCAGACGAACATACTTGCAAAAGAGGAACTGCTCGCTGCTAAGAAAGAAATGGGTGATGATAAGTATGCCCAAGAGTTCGAGTGTTCCTTTGACAGTCCGGTTGAGGGCGCGTATTACGCTGCTACGCTTAACAGCTTGCCAGCGGAGAGATTCAAGGAATTTGCGCGGGATGATTTATGCAAAACTTACACCGCATGGGACTTGGGCGTTGGTGATTCGACGGCTATCTGGGTCTGCCAAATTGCGGGGCAAGAGCGTAGGCTACTTGATTTCGTGGAGAACCACGGGGTCGGCTTAGATTGGTATGTGAACTGGATACGCAACAATGAATACACAAATGCCGAGCATATTCTTCCCCATGATGTCGAGGTACGCGAGTTGGGGACAGGAAAGAGCCGAAAAGAAGCCCTGCAAAACCTCGGACTCAACATTACCGTCTGCCCCCGAATGTCAGTCGATGATGGGATACAAGCCGTTAGAAGGTTTCTACCTAATTGCTACTTCCATCCACGAGTTAAACAAGGCACAGATGCACTACGCAACTACCGCCGAGAGTACGATGAAAAGCGCAATGTTTTCTACGACAAGCCCCTGCATGATTGGTCAAGCCACGCTTCGGATGCCTTTAGGTATCTCGCTGTGGGCTTAAATACAACCTCGACCTGGGCTAAACCGCTTAACGTGAACACGAAATGGATAGTGTGAAAATGCAAGAATTTGACCTACAAGCCATCATTGAGAACGAGATAGACAACGCTCTCGGCTATATCAATACCGAGACCGTAGAGGAACGCCGCGACTCGCTCATGGCGTACAACCGCGAACCCTACGGCAACGAGGTAGAGGGACGCTCCACCATCGTTACAGGCGAGGTAGCAGAGGCCGTAGATGGTGCATTGCCACAACTCCTGCGTGTGTTTACACAGTCTGACGACGTTGTACGGTTTGAGCCAAAGGCTCCCGGCGACGAGGAGAAGGCTAAGCAAGCCACCGAGTATTGCAACTGGGTGCTGATGAACGACAACCCAGGCTTCGAGGTATTCCAGACTTGGTTCAAGGACGCGCTCCTACAAAAGAATGGCGTAATCAAGGTCTGGTGGAACGACGAGACCTCGGTTGACAAGGAGAAGTATCAGAACCTCTCCGAGGAAGAACTGACCATGTTGCTCTCCGACGGGCAGATGGAAGTCGTCAAGCAAAAGCAGACTCAGATTGGCGAAGTGCCTATGCCTGTTGACCCGGTGGCGGTTCAGCAAGCGATGGCTCAGGGTCTCCCCCCACCGGCTCCTATGATGCAGCCCGTGTTCGCCTACGATGTCACAGTCAAGAAGATAGACAAGAAGGGTTCGGTCAAGGTCGAGAACGTACCGCCCGAGGAGTTCCTAATCTCCAAGAAGGCACGACGGATTGCGGATGCCCCGTTTGTGGCTCACCGTAGGCTCACGACCCGTTCTGAGTTAATCAGCATGGGGTTCGACGCAGACGAGATAGACGCTCTGCCCGCCTACGACGACCTGACGTTCACCCCTGAGAGGGTTGCAAGGTTCCCCAACGGCGAGCAGCCAGACGACCCCAGCCTCGATACCAGCATGGACGAGATTGAGACGTTCGAGTGCTACATCAGGACAGACTACGACGAGGACGGCATTGCCGAACTCCGCAGGGTGTTCTACGCTGGCGGCACAATCCTAGAGAACGAGGAAGCAGACTTCATCCCGTTCTGCTCAGTCTGCCCAATCCCCATGCCGCATAAGTTCTTCGGGCATAGCCTTGCAGACAGGGTTGTGGACATCCAAAAGATTAAGACCACGATTACCCGTCAGATGTTGGACAACCTGTATCTTTCTAACAACGCTCGGATGGCGGTGGTAGATGGTCAGGTCAACCTAGACGATATGCTCACAGTCACACCTGGTGGGATAGTTCGGGTCAAGAACAACGCAGCTATCACGCCCCTTGCCGTCCCCTTGGTCGCGGGCCAAGCCTTCCCAATGCTCGCCTACATGGACGAGGTACAGCAGAAGCGCACAGGCGTTACCAACGCCTCTCAGGGCTTAGACCCCAACATCCTGCAAAACGCTACCGCTACCGCCGTGGCAATGGTTCAGAACGCAGGTGCGGCAAAAGTAGAGTTGATTGCTCGGATATTTGCCGAAACGGGGGTAAAAGACCTGTTTAAGCACATCCTGCACTTGGTCTGCAAGTATCAGGATAAGCAAAGAATCGTGCGGATGCGCGGCAAGTTCGTGTCCATCGACCCCCGCGAGTGGAGCAACGAGTACGACCTGACGGTAAACGTGGGTCTCGGCACAGGAAACAGAGAGCAACAGATGGCGATGGTAGCCGCAATCCTGCAAAAGCAAGAGCAGATTCTCGCCACCGCAGGAATCAATAACCCGTTCGTCTCGCCAGCCCAATACCGCAATACCCTCGGAAGATTCATAGAGTCCGCAGGGTTCAAGGACACCAACGAGTTCTTCCGCGAGATTACGCCTGAGATGGAGCAACAGATGCTCCAGCCACAGCAACCGCAGCCTGACCCCGCTATGGCGGCTCTGATGCAACAAGCCCAAGCCCAGATTGAGATTGACCGCGCCAAGGCTCTAAACGACATCGAGATTGCCAAGGGTAAAGCCGCCGCCCAGATTCAGTTGGAGCGCGAGAAGGCAGCCGCACAGTTGCAACTCAAGACGGCAGAGTTCCAAGCCGAGGCACAGCTTAAAGCCGCCAAGGTCGGCGCACAGATTACAGGCAACGTGGAGATACCTGGTTGAACGAAACAGAACGGGCAATAGCCCTCTTGCAAGACGAGTTCTTTATGGGTGTTGTAGAAAAGCAACGCCTGATGTATATTTCCAACATATTAGACAGTTCTGACGAGGACGTAGATGTTCGTGAACGCGAGCGTCTAAAACTCAAGGGGCTAGAAGAATTTATTGCGTCACTCCGGTCTATCTCTGCCAACAAGGAGATAGATAAGAAACGCAAGTTTATGGTTTTTTAACCACAGTAGGAGTTCCAAATGGAAGACACCAACCCGCAAGGGAGTGCAAAAACAGTAGACGATGCAGCAGCTCAAATCTTTGGGATGCTTGAACCAGAGCAGCCGGAAGGCCAAGCCGAGGCACAAGCCGAAGAAGTGACCGAGGAGTACGAGGCGCAAGCCGAGGAATCTGAGGATGAGCCAAGCGAGGAAGTCCAAGAAGAAGTCCAAGAACCACAAAGGTTTCGGGTCAAGGTTGACAACGAAGAACTGGAAGTGGACTTAGACGAACTGATTAAGGGCTATTCACGCACATCTGACTACACTAAAAAGACGCAGAATCTAGCCGAGCAGCGCAAGGCAGTCGAATCCGAGCGCACGAAGATAGAGGAAGCCGCCAAACTTCGGGACACTTACGCCCAGCGGTTGCAAGTCATCGAGCAGATGTTGACACAACCAACGGAAGACCTGACCGCCCTAAAAGATAGCGACCCCGTGGGGTACGCAATCAAGGTGGCAGAGAATATGGAACGAGAAAAGCAACTCGCCGCTGTCCGCGCCGAACGCGAATCCGTCCAAGCCAGACAAGTCGCAGAGAATCAGGAGCGACTAAAAGCCCACATCGCACAGGAAGCCGAGCGTCTACGTTCTGCCATCCCTGACTTTAGCGACGAGGTAAAAGGCGAGGTTATCCGCAAGGAGATACGGGATTACGCAAAATCGGTAGGCTGGTCAGACCAAGAGTTGTCGCAGGTGTACGACCACCGCTCTGTACCGGGCGATGCAATTCGAGAAATTGCAGAAGTCAAAACCTGCTGTCCAGAAACGGGTAGCAGAAGCCCCCAAGTCTTTGACTCCAGGGGTAGGCTCTCCGCGTCTTGATAAAGACGGAGAGATGGTCAAGAAATTGACTAAGCAACTTAAACAAACTGGTCGCCCTAGAGACGCGGCTAAACTCTTTGAACGATTCTTATAAAGGAATAAATCATGTCAGTACCCTCAAATACCTACCTGCGCTACACCTCGATTGGTGTACGCGAGGACTTAGCAAATGTTATTTACTCAATCAGCCCCACCGACACGCCCATCATGTCGTCCATCGGACAGGCTAAAGCAACCCAAACCAACCACGAGTGGCAGACTGATGCTCTCGCCGCCGCAACCACGGCTAACGCCCTGATTGAAGGTGACGACGCAGCAGCCGCTTCGCTCTCGCCCACGACCCGTGTTGGCAACTTCACGCAAATCGTTGGTAAGACTGTCCAGATTTCTGGCACGCTCGAGGCAGTAGACAAGGCCGGTCGTAAGTCTGAGAAGGCTTACCAGTTGGCTAAAGCCGCTTCCGAAATCAAGCGCGACATCGAGACCATCATCACAGCCAACCAAGCCAAGACCAACGGTACGGCTACATCTGGCGCTCGTAAGATGGGTTCGCTTCTTTCTTACATCACCTCCAACGTCAGCAAGGGTTCGGCTGGTACAAACCCAACTGGCGACGGCTCTGATGTTCGTTCGGACACCACGACCCGCACGTTCCTTGAGTCCATGCTCAAGACCGTTGCACAGGAAATCTTCGAAGAAGGCGGCACACCCAAGATGTTGGTTGTTCCTCCCGGACTCAAGGCAACTGTGTCTGGCTTTACTGGTGTTGCAGAGCAGCGTTACGTTACCGGCGCAGAGCCAACGACTATCGTTGCCGCCGCTGGTGCATACCTCTCGGACTTCGGCCTCATCAGCATCGTTCCTGACCGCTTCATGCGCTCAACCGATGCCCTGATGCTCGACTCTGAGTATGCAGCTCTGGCTTACCTCCGTCCTTTCCAAACGAACGACCTGGCAAAGACCGGCGACTCTGAGAAGACCCAGATTCTTGCCGAACTGACCCTCGAAGTTCGTAACGAGAAAGCACACGGCGGTATCTTTGACATCAAAGCAGCGTAACTTGTGATAGAATCGGCGGTGGGGTATTCCCACCGTCGGTTTTATGGGATTAGAGATGCGAAAACTGGCTGAAGAACAGACGATAGAGGGAAAGCGTACTTGGTTTGCGGACGGAGATGGCGGGCTTGTCATCAGGGACGAACAAAACGTCGCACCAATCCTAGAGGCCAATAAGGCCGCTTATAACCAGATAGACGAACGCGCACGTTGGGGTGATGGTGCGCGGGTAGCGGAGATTCCCAATTCGGTCATTGCAGACCTGAATGTGAAGGGAATTATGAGGGGGTTCGCGGTGGTAGACCAGAAACGAATGAAAGCCTTTCTGAACGACCCGGAGAACCGTTTTTTACGGACGAGACCGGGGAGAATTTAGTGGGCAAGGTTCACGACAAGATTAAAGCAAAGCAGCAGAAAACACCGTGGGAAGATAAGAAAGTCGCCATTTGTATCCCTTCTCGTGGAGAGATGGAGATAGGAACGGCGTTTGACTTGGCGGTAATGTGTGCCTACGACGCACGCAACCGTAGCGGACACCAAGCGGTGTACACGGTAGCGGGAACTCTGATATTTGACCAGCGAGAGAAGCTGGCAGCCGAAGCCATAAAAGAGGGTGCGGACTACATTCTGTGGGTTGACGCAGATATGCGGTTTCCGAAGAACACGATAGAGATACTGCTTGCGCACGACAAGCCCATCGTTGGGGTGAACGCTACAACGAGAACCTCGCCGGTAAGACCTACGGCAAAGAACCTAGAGATAGACTTTGAGAAGAAAGAGAATCATTGGATTCCAATCGTCTCTAAAGACAAGACCCACCTAGAGTGTGTGACCGCGATTGGTTGCGGGGTGATGATGGTCAAGCGGGAGGTGTTTGAAAAGACACCTAGACCTTGGTTCTGGTTTGAGAAGATACCTGGCGACAAGTTGCTAGGCGAGGATGTGTACTTCTGCATCAAGGCAAAGGACGCAGGATTCGATACTTATTTAGACCACAACCTGTCCAACGCAATTGGGCACGTTGGGTCTTACACTTATTCATGGAACGACTACAATGGCCCTAGCGACTTTCAGCGACCTCCAGACATCGGTAGCGAACTACCTCGGACGGAGTGACCTTACCAGCCAGATTCCTGACTTTATCTCCCTAGCGGAGTTGCGCCTATCCCGCGACATTCGTACCCGCAGGATGCTCAAGACAGCCACGGCGACTATGACCGTAGGCGACCCGACGGTAGGACTGCCAAGCGATTTTCTGTCCATCCGCGATGTGTTTATTCAAGGCTTGCCGAGAACGGTAGTCTCCTACCTCTCCCCAAGTGCGTTTTCTAGCAACTCCCGCGCAGACCAACAAGGTCTACCCGTGTTCTACACCATGCGGGCTAACGAGTTAGAGTTCGCACCAAAACCTGATAGTGCTTATGTCTTGCAGATGCTCTACTACTTCAAGCCAACAGAGTTGTCGTCAGGCAATACTAGCAACGAGTTCTTGGCTAACTACCCAGACGCGCTGCTCTACGCCTCGCTCCTAGAGGCAGAGCCGTACCTTATGAACGACCCGCGTACACAAACGTGGTCAAGCCTCTACAACCAAGCAATTGCACGAATCAACACCTCCGACGAGGAGAGTGAGTTTTCTGGTGTTCCCTTAGTTATGACCGTTACAACGAGGTAATAAAATGGCAGAATTTAGCAACTACTTAGAGAACAAAGTCCTAGACCATGTTCTCCGCAACACTTCTTACACCTCCCCTACGACGGTGTACGTTGGACTCTACACATCTGACCCAACGGACGCTGGTTCGGGTACGGAAGTCTCTGGCGGCTCGTATGCTCGCCAAGTCCTGTCCGTGACCACGGCTTCGGGTGGAATCGTTACCTCTAGCGCAGACGTTACCTTCCCGCAATGTACGGCTTCGTGGGGTTCCGTGGGCTACATCGGGATTTTGGACGCGGTTACTAGCGGCAACCTGCTCATGCACACAGCCTTGACGACTGCTAAGACAATCGACACGGGTGACATTCTCAAGATTACATCGGGTAACCTGACCGTTACGCTCGACTAAATGGCATTACTGACCCTTGAAGAACTAGACCGCTTCGGGAGTCTGGACGATTTACCGTTCACGCTAGACGCGAACTGGATGGACTGCGGGATTCAAGGCCCGTTTACGCTAGAAGAACTAGATTATTTCAGCACAAGCATAGACGCACTAGCGTTTAGCCTAGATAGCCCCATCTGGACTTCGCCTGACACAGAAATCTGCTTGGTCTACCAACCCCAAGTCATTACTGGCGTGGGTACGGTCAACGCAATACCTGAGTTCTCCAAGACCGCACAGGCAATTATTACCGCCAACGGTCAGGTGGTAGTTGCAGGGGTTCGTGAGCGTACTGTTAACGGTGCGATTGATAGTGCTGGCGCGGTATCCGCAGACGGAACAGCAATTAGAACTGCCGCCGGTGCGATTTCAGGCGTGGCAAGTGTGGTGTCAGACGCTACACGGACAAGAACCGTTGTCGGAGACATAGCCTCCGCAGGGTTTGTGAACGCCTCTGCTAACACCATTGTAAGCCCCCCTGCGACGATTACTGCGGTTGGAAGCGCCACAGCACTAGCCACGAGATTGCGGACGGTTGTAGGCGATATTACGGCCTCTGGGACGGCTTCTGCGGACGCAGTAAGGCTCAGAATAGTAGACGGCGCGATTACGGCAGAAGGATTCCTCTCCGCTACCGCAGGTTTCGAGGTGGGCGCACAGGCAAATGTTTCCGCAGTAGGCACGCTAACCGCGCTTGCGGGGATTATTTACACAGTTTCAGGGCAGGTGGCGAGCAATGCACAGCTTACTTGCACGCTTTACAAGTTTGGCGAGGAATGGGTTTTAGTCCCAGACCAGCCAAATACATGGTCTGCCGCTAATGTTCAGAGCGACACATGGACACAGGCATCGACCAGTTCGGACACATGGACACCAATACCCGCACAAAGCGACGTTTGGACACAACAATCTTCGGGAAGTAACACATGGCAATAACAAGAGTTACCTTTGGAGAGTGGCTACCTGACCAGCCAGGGGTTATCGGTGCGCTGACCACGGCTAAAAACTGTTTTCCAAAGGCGGTGGGCTATGGCCCGTTCCCAGAGGAAGTAGATTACTCTGCTGCCGCCCCTCAAAACCTGACGGCTGCCGCTGCCGCCAAGGACACCAACAGTATTACAAGTATCTACGCCGCTGGTACGACTCGGTTGTTCAAGTTAGACACCAATGACTTTACTTGGGACGACATTTCTGCCGCAACTTATAGCGGGACAAGCGGGTGGAAGTTTACGCAGTTTGGTAACTCCCTGATTGCGGCTAACGAGTCCAATACCATGCAGTACATCGACGTTATGTCTGGGACTACCTTTGCAAACCTAGCGGTAGACGCTCCCAAGGCCAAGTTCGTGACCGTGGTGCGGGACTTTGTGGTGTCTGGCTATCAGTCTGACAACAAAAGCCGTATCCAATGGTCAGGGATTAACAACGAGAAAACGTGGACTACCTCTGCCACAACACAGGCTGACTTTCAGGACGTTCCTGACGGCGGTTTTGTGCAGGGTGTCACGGGTGGCGAGTTCGGGCTAGTCCTGCTAGAGCGCAGTATCGTGCGGATGTCCTACGTTGGAACCCCGCTGATATTCCAGTTCGACAACATCGCTAGGAACCGTGGATGCTTTGAGCCAAACTCGGTCATCCAATGGCAGGGAATCACCTACTTTTTGGGCGACGACGGGTTCTATGCTTGCGACGGGCAGAACCTAAAGAACATAGGCGCGGAGAAGGTCAATAGGTACTTCTTTAACACGCTAAAAGAGTCGGATTTAGGCAATATGAGTGCCGCCATTGACCCCATCAACAACCTGGTGGTTTGGGGATACCCGACAATTGACACAAATTACAGGGTTTTGGTCTACCACGTTCCTACGGGCAAGTGGTCGTACTCAGACTCAACGGCAACCCGCGTGGCTCCAGTATCTACGCCATCCATAACCCTAGAGGGATTGGACGCGTTTAGCGCAAGCCTTGATGCCCTGGATATACCGCTAGACAGCAGGACATGGCTAGGCGGGAAACTGCTACTTCTTGGGATTAACGGCTCAAAACTCATTACGTTTACGGGCGTTCCAAAGACAGCCACAATTGAAACGGCAGATATTTCCGCAGACGCAAATCAGTCAATGGTTACCATGCTAAAACCAATTGTAGACAACGGGACGGGTAGTGCTTCTGTGGCTTCCAGGCTACAACTGAACCAAACCGTGTCCTTCCCTACGGTTTCCGCTGCCAACAGCGAAAACCGCATAGGCACTAGGTCTTACGGCAGATACCACAGGGTAAAACTCCAGCCGTCGGGTGATTGGACGACAGCTATTGGCATGGATGTAGAGATTCAACAAGCAGGGACTAGATAATGTTTCGTGTTCTACCGTACCAAGGTGGAGACCCACGGCAGATTTCCGAGGTGGTCAACAACCTGATGAACGGCAAGTCCAATAATACGGGGACGATTACGCTTGCCACGGGCAATGCGACCACGACCACCCTGTACGACGAGCGTATTTCCGTAGATACAAAAATTGTCCTGATTCCGTTCTCAAACGCGGCAGAAGCGGACTCTGCGCCCTACGGTGCGTTTCAGGACACGACAGACCAGAACGCGACAACGACCTCGAACGAGTACATCATCAGTTGTGATACAACTGATTACAGCAACGGGGTAGTTTTAGAGAACACTAACAAATTCCGTGTGCGTAACTACGGGATTTATAACATTCAATTTAGCATCCAGTTTGCCAACGCGGATGTGCAGATTCAAGACGTAGATGTGTGGTTTAAGAAGGGTAGCGGAAGCGGGGCTGCTTCCAATATCGCGGGAAGTAACAGCAAGTTCTCAGTCCCAGAGAGCCACGGCGGTACAGACGGACACCTGATTGCGGCGCTTAACTTTTTCCTAGAATTACAGGCAGACGATTACATTCAGATTGCTTGGTCATCAACCGACACAGACTGCGGAATTGAGCATCTACCAACGCAGACAAGCCCAACAAGACCGTCAACCCCGTCTGTAATCGTTACCGTGAACTACATTGCTCCGGCGGCGTACTCAAACATTTACGTCTCTGCCCAACAGCAGGGACAGGCAACCATAAGCCACTATGCCAACTCTACGGCAGACAAGACTTATGCTTACATTTTGGTTGGATAATCTTTACAATAGGTGATATATGGCAGAACAAGTCACAACCTCGCAAATTGACCCAGCGTTAAGACCGTATCTGACGGCTGGCTTAGAACGCGCCCAACAGTTATTTCTGACAGGGCCGCAACCCACGTTCTTTCCGGGTCAGACCTACGTCACCCCGTCCGAGGCTACGACAGAGGCTATCTCCCAACAAGAGGCTCTAGCCCGCGCCCAATCCCCATCCCTACAAGCCGCACAGCAAGCCTACCAAGCATCTCTGGGGCAGATTGGTCAGACCGCCGCTGGTGGGTTCTTGCAAGGCAACCCCTACCAACAAGCGATGCTTCAAGCCGCTACCCGCCCCCTTACACAACAGTTCGGAGAGCAGGTATTACCAGGCATTTCTAGCCTCTACTCACGCGCTGGACGCTACGGGTCAGGCGCGATGGAGCGTGCCCTTGGCGGGGCTACGGAAGCCTACGGAAGGGCTTTAGGCGACGTTTCTGCCAACATCGTTGGGCAGGACTATGCCCGTGAGCGCGGACTGCAACAACAGGCTCAGATGGGACAGGCAGCACTAGCGCAACTTGCACCGTCTATCTACCAACAACAGTTCTTGCCAAGCCAAACCCTCGCACAAGTTGGTGCAGCGCGGGAAGCAATTGCCGGACAGCCACTACAAGAGCAGATGGCTAGGTTTCAGTTCGGACAACAGCAGCCGATTCAGTCGCTCATGTCCTACCTCTCCTCGGTCTACGGGACACCGCTTGCGGGTTTTGGGCAACAGACCACGCAATTGCCTGAGAACAAGTTTATGGGCGGTCTAGCAGGAGCAGGATTAGGATACCTTGGCGGCTCGTTGTTTGGAGGAACCCCATTAAACGCACCTGGTACTGCGGCAACGCTGGGCGCTCTTGGCGGCGGGTTATTAGGGTTCTTTTGATGACACCACGGGTATTACAACCCGAAGAATTAAGACACTACTGGCCCGAAATTGAATACGGGCTAACAGAAGTATTACGCAAGACTCCAAGCGCAAAGTGGATTCCAGAAGATGTTTACGCGGCAATCCTCTACAAGAAGGCGGTATGCGTCATGGGGATGGTGAATGAAGATTTGCATGGGTTCTTTGTAGGAAAGCCGCACGAGAACGGCATATTTGTGTGGGCGGTATATTCCGAAGGCAACCTAGACGAAGGTGTGATGCACCTAGTCAACTACGCCAAGGCAACTAATTGCAAGCACATCAGCTTTCAAACAGACCGAAAAGGTTGGAACAAGGTGGCACAAAAATACGGTTTCCAGCCTAATGTCTGGAGAATGGAGATATAAATGGGTGGTGTAGGCGATTTTATTCAAGACGAGATTATCGACCCAGTAAAAGAAGTTGGTCGTGACATTGACGACTTTGTAAACGAGGAAATACCGGGTGGATGGTTGACCGTTGGAGCGGCTACGGGCGCAGGACTTCTAGGTTCAGGCGCATTAGGTGGCGCGGCGGCAGAAGGTGCGGCAGCAACGGGTGCGTTTGATGCTGGACTTGGGTTAGACGCAATGACGGGCGGTGCAGGACTTGTCGGTGGCGGTGGCGCAACCATGACCGCGTCACAATTAGCAGCGTCAAACATTGACCCCGCAATACTAGAAACAATGTCTGCGGAACAGGTTGCACAGGCAGGGATAAACAGCCCTTACTATGCCGCAGCTCAAAGCAATAT